TCAAAGGAGATGAAGCACAAATGAAGATAACAGACTCCCAGCTCAGACAGACGGTCAGGGAAGAGTTCCGGAGGGTCTCGCCTCCTGACTACTCCCACCTCCTGCCAAGAATACAGGGCAGGAGGCTCGATGAGGGAAAGAAGTCTGCGTATCAGATGTATGTTGAACGGGGAATCATCGACGCAACGACGTTTGAAGATCTGTTAAAACTCGACCCATCGTCTAATTTCAAGTATATCGAGAAGATCTGTCAGTTCTGAATCGAACTATCGGGGTTTAACACGACGACAGACCGATTCAACGAACGCGTTCCGTGAACAGATCTTGCTAAGGTTAAAAAGATCCATGAAAGAATTGCTGGTGCGTTCAGGATCTACGACGAATATCTCAAGAGAGGCGTTCCGATGGATGTGTCTGAGAAAGACATAAATTCATATAGATCATTCGACCAGCTCATGGTAACCGTTGATAAATACAAGAATTATAGCTCAAAATCACAGTTGAGAAGACAAAAAGAGGAGGTAAACAGAATTTCCGGCATATTTCACAATGGCTGACGCATCATTCCAATAACTTCTAGAGAAATGAGCATATATTATGGTCGTGGCACGAAGTGGTGCATATCAGCGGAAAAGAGTGAAAATTATTATATTGACTATAGAATAAAAGGTGTATCTTTTTACTTTTTATTCAAAGATAATAGAAAATATGCCATAGCTATAAAAAATAATGGCTTTGAATTATTTGATGAAAATGATAAAAAAATATCTGAAGGTAAAAACATAAAAAGTTCAAAATGACTTAAAGATAACGGCCTAATAGATTTTAATTTTGAAATGATACCATTGACTTTAACTAAAGACGAAATAGACAAGCATATTAAAAGCGATCCTGATAAAGCATATGAATATGCTAAAAACATTATCAAAGGAAGATGACCAGAAGCTGAACCTATTATAGCTAAAGATCCATGATGTTCATATGAATATGCTAAAAACATTATCAAAGGAAGATGACCAGAAGCTGAACCTTCTATAGCTAAAAGCGATCCTGAAAAAGTATACTCATACGCTAAAGATGTTATCAAAGGAAGATGACCAGAAGCTGAACCTATTATAACTAAAAATTCATGATATTCATACTCATACGCTAAAGATGTTATCAAAGGAAGATGACCAGAAGCTGAACCTATTATAGCTAAAAGTCCACCATATTCATACTCATACGCTAAAGATGTTATCAAAGGAAGATGACCAGAAGCTGAACCTATTATAGCTAAAGATCCATGATGTTGAAAGAAATATGCTAATCTATTTAATTTAACTAAATTAGATAGAGAAAAAGCATTACAACTTACTGAGACGAAGCGAATGATATCTAAATTAAGAATAAAACAAATTATTAAAGAAGAAATATATAAGTTATACGAATGACATCCGGATAAAGAGTGAGATGAATATAGTCATAATCGTAAAGATAAAAACGTTCAAAATAATGAAATCATAGAATTATGATACGGCGATTATAACGATAAATTTGATACAAAAGTAGTAAAAGATAAAACAACAAATGTAAATATGAATTTCCCAGACATAAAGACGGCCGTAGAGTATGCGAAACGGATGAAAAGTAATGGCAAAGCAAAGTTTATTTGAATGTTAACACGTCGAACGGGAATGTCTGACATATTTACACCCATATCGTAAAGAGAAATTATAATATGAAAAAACAAATTGTAAATGAATTTATAAATAATTTATGCAATAATAAGAAATTTATAGTGTCGTTACAAAAACAAGGTTTGATAAAAGAAGAGTTAACAAGATCAGATGTTGAAATTATAAAAAGACTCATTATATCCGGAATCGAGGGTATTATAACTAACCTATTTCTAAGAAGAAATATTGCAACAATTGGTATAAATTGACCGGCAGTTTCAACAAAAGGATAGAATATGGTAAAAAAAAATATAGTTCTTACAAAAGAACAACAGTTTATTTTAAAGGAACGTGATAGATGTCGCAAAAATCCCATATATTTTCTTGAAAAGTATTGTAAAGTATTAACAGAATCTGATACACCTCAACCGTTTAAGTTATATGAATTTCAAAAAGAAAAGTGTATCATGCCTTTCTTACAATATGATACTATCGCCATTGCAAAAGGAAGACAAACAGGCGTTTCTACAATTGTTGCTGGATATGCTTTATGAAAGATGATATTTATAGAAAACTTTTTAACGGTTGTTCTTGCTATTGATAAGGATGTTGCGCAAAACATAATTGAAAAAGTTCAGCTAATGATTGATAATGTTCCTGGATGGTTAATGCCAAAGCAAACAATGAAAAATAAGCATTCAATAGGTTTTAAGAATAAATCAAAAATTATCGCCATGGCTAGAGGCGGTAAAAAAGGTCGTTCTTATTCACCAAAACTTTTGATTTTTGATGAATGTGTTGTTGGTGATACAAAAATAAAAATTAGAAATAAAATAACGGGTGAAATTAGAAAAATCAACATAAGAGATTTATATGATGCAGAATATAAATAATATGAAAGAACATATCTATAATATTCTTGGTTATAAAAAGAACAAGAATAGATTAACGGCCTATAATACACACTCAAACAATTTATTAAATAATTATGAATAAAGTAAAATGAATAACAGAATGAGAAATTGATACACCAAATGGATGATCAAATTTTGATGGTGTTTGTGAAAAAGATATGAATGAAATCATAGAAATTGAAACAACGAATAATAAACTGAAATGTTCACTAAATCATAAATTGGAATTAAAAACAAATGAATTTTTATCAGCTTCTTCCGTTGAAATAAATAGTATATTATCAAACGGAGATATTGTAATTAATATCAATAAAGTTAAAGAGCAAGAAAAATTATATGATTTGCTAAACGTATCCAAAGATAATAAATATTATACGAATAATATAGTTAGTCATAATTGTGCATTCATAGACGATGCAGAAACGGTGTTTGTTGCGGCGATCCCAGGTTTAGCAAAAACAAGAGGTCAACTTATTGCGATTTCAACACCAAACGGTGTTGGCAATTGATTTTATCGCGTTATACATGAATCACCTGAAAATGGTTTTCATACGGAAAAGATATATTGATATGAAATGCCTGATAGGGATGAGGCATGAAAAGAAAAAGAACTTGCGAGACTTGGACCAAAGATGTTTGGTCAGGAATATAACATTGATTGATTGCAATCCGGTAGTACGGTTATATCTGTCGATGATATCATATGACAACAAAAAAATAATGTTTGCGAGCCAAAAGAAATGATAAATATTAGTGATCCAGACAACGCAATAAAGAAACTAAATCGTGAAAAAGAGGTCTGGATATGAGAAAATCCAATTCCCGGTAGATATTATGTTGTTTCATGCGATGTGTCTAGAGGTGACAGTTCTGACTTTTCCGCGTTCTCTGTATGAAAATTACCAACGGAAGAAGACATATCCATAAATATAGGTCCGGTTCAGGTTGCAGAATTTAAGGGTATGATAAAAACAGATGATTATGGAAAACTAATCAACGTTATTGGATTAACATATAATAACGCGATTGTTATCGTTGAAAACAATTCTTTAGGTATTGCAACCTTAAATGTTTTAGTTGAAAAAGAATATCCAAATCTTTATTTTACAGATAAGGCCGCTAAACAGATATCATTTGATGAGGCCGTAAATTTAGATTCCGTTGCGAGTGTACCAGGTTTCGCAACAACGGCAAAAACCAGGCCATTAATTGCCGACGCCACCGAAGCCGCATGGAGAAGTCATCAATATATTATAAGAAGTAAAAGAATGTTAATTGAAGCACAGACATGAATATGAATAAATGGTAGGGCCGAACACGAACAAGGTTGTCATGATGATCTTATGATGTCAAGTGGTATATTTTATTATTTATATCAAACATCATTGAAAAGACAAGGTGTATCGCATGATAGATTTATAGGTGCATTGAATTTGATTACGGAAAGAAAAGAAAAAGAGAAGTATGACATTCTAGATAAGATAAAAATTGTTAAACAACAACAAAAAAATTCATGAGTTTTGAATTATGGAACAAATAATAATGAAAATTGAAACTTATCAGAGATGGTTAAAACAAAATTATCATAACGGTTTATATTTAACTTAAATATATAATTAGAACAAATCATTCATTTGAATAGGATAATAAAACATGGCAAAAACAATCAAAGCAAAAAAGATTATGCCGGATGAAAATGAGGTAACTCGAGATGTACATGCGGAGCCTAAAATATCAAATCGTTTTTCAAATTATAAAAGATCTACAGAAACATTTAATGATATGGGTCTTACGCAAGGTAAATTAGCAAGATCTAGAAAAGAAAGAACATCAACTAACGAAAGTGATATTGAAAATATTGTCGTTAGAAGAGAAGAATCTACATTTAAGCATTTATTTAAAATGTTGATTGGACAAAGTTTACTTCCCGATTTTGATCAATACGCAAATAAAAAACTATCAACGGGTCAAAAAAAGAAAATTGCTCGCTGAGAAGAATATTTCAAAAAAATTCAAAACATGACATATTATGGAGTTATGAATAATGAAGGTGATAGAAGATTGCGTTATATGGAATATGATAGAATGGAATGAATGACACCGGAAGTTGGCAGGGCATTAGATGTTCTTGCGGCTGATGCAACAATAAAAAACGAGAATAACGATACTTTAACAATTGTAACTGAAAATCAACAGTTAAAAGAAGAATTAGAAAAATTGTTCTATGACATCTTAGATTTAAATTCTCAAGCGTTCTGAATGGTTAGAGACATGATAAAATATGGTGATAGTTTTTGAACGAATCATATTGATACAAAATATGGAATGAGAAAATTATTGCCCGCACCTGTTGAACAATGCGAAAGAGAGGTTGGATACGATGAAACAAATCCTTTAGCTTATAGATTTAGAATAGCTGGTATGGGTTCTGAGTATCTTATGCCTTATGAAGTTTCTCACTTTAGATTAAAAAGCTCTGTTGATTTTGGTGAATATGGTAAATCCGTTCTTGAAAACGGCAGAAGAATATGAAGACAACTTATCACAATAGAAGACAGTATGTTGATATATCGTTTGGTTAGAGCGCCAGAAAGAAGATTATTTTATTTCGATGTTGGTAATCTAAATCCGGCAGAGGTAGAAAATGCCGTTAATAGATTTACCGCAATGATGAAAAAAGATCGTATTTTTGATGATAACGGAAATATAGATTATAGAATGGGCCTTAATCCTATTCATAAAGATTCTTTAATTCCCCTATTAGATAATAGAGTTATAACAATAGAAAATCTTTCAAAAGAAATTGAGGAAGGTAAAGAAAATTGAGTTTATTCAATAGATGATAAAACTCATGAACTAAAACCTGGTAAAGTTGTTTGATGTGGAAAAAACTTTAGTGATGCGGAAATTCTTAAAGTTGAATTAGATGATGGAAGTTATATTTTATCACACCCAACCCACCCATTCATTCTTAGAGATGGATCACATATTTTAGCGGCAGATCTTAAAGAAAATCAAAGTTTGATGCCTTTTTATTCTTCTATAGACAAAAAAGGATATGAAAGAGTTTATAATCCAGCCACTAATAGAAAAAAAGGTTCGCGCACTTTTGTTTCGCAATCTATTCACAAAGTAAAATCCGTTTCTATATGAAATGAAATGTCTGATGTATATTGTATGTCCGTTGTTGGACCGAACGAAGAAAATGATAGACATAATTTTGCGGTTCTTCCCTTTAATATGAAAACTACAAATAAATGAAATCGTTATAGCGGTATTTACATCAGTAATTCTGTTGACGAGGACATCGTTATCCCCACAAGAGGTGAAAAAAATTCAACAAAAATTGAAACATTACCTTCGCAACAATGATCTGCAATTGACGACGTAAAGTATATTCAACAAAAGTTTATTACATCTTTAGGTGTTCCAAATGCTTATTTGGGTTATGAAGAAGCACTTAATTCAAAAGCAACTTTAGGTAATGAAGATATTAGATATGCAAAATACGTAGAAAGAATTCAATCAGCGTTTTTAGAAACATTATATGATATTGCACTTATTCATTTATATCTAAAAGGTTATAAAACAAATGACCTTAAAGAATTCGAATTGCATTTATCAAATCCATCTCATATCAATGAACTTCAAGAATTAGAGATTATTCAAGCGAGATTAGATTTATACAATAACGCAAAAGATTCTGGCGCGTTTTCAACATATTATCTTTATAAGAATGTCTTAAAACTATCAGATGATGAAATTGAAGAAGAAGAAGGTTTAAAACTTAGGGATGGTATTTATCAGTTCTGTATTCAAAATGCGCAAAGTGGAACATTTCTAACGGTTAAAGATGTTCTTGATTTTAATAAAAAACAAGGCGCCGCTGCCCAGGATGCATTAGGTGGAGATATTGGAGGTGGCGGTGGTGGTGGATTTGGCGATGATTTAGGTGGAGATATTGGTGGATTTGGTGGAGAACAAGACTTTAGTGATATGAGCGCGGAAGAGGTTACGAATGAAACCGGAATAGAACCACCTGATCTTTCCGGCGGTTTAACGGAAGAACCAACCGATAATGCTGAAGAAGTATTATAAAGGAAATATAGAACATGACAGAGAAAAATTACTTAAAACAAAGACTAAATAAAATATTAAATAAATCAAACACGCCAGCTAATGTAAATGAACTGTTCCCGGAAAGCAAGATGAAAAATCTTAAGGATGCAATTAAATTCTATTCAATGGCATCAACGATGACAAAGGTAGAAAACGATGCGTCAAAAATGAAATTTGAACAAATAGAACTTGCGTTGGGTTTACAACAAGATGTCACTGATAACTCTAATCAGTCTACAACAGCTACTACTACCGTTAATGACGGTGGTTTACAACAAGATGTCACTGATAACTCTAATCAGTCTACAACAGCTACTACTACCGTTAATGACGGTACATTATGACAACACGCTTTAAATAATTCTTTATTAAATGAAGGTAGTTTTTCATCAGCTATTAATATTAAAGATAATATTCAAACCGCATTTAACATAGTATTTGATGCCGCTAATATCGTGAAGAACGCCGCCATTAATATAGTTGGTGCTGGATGGAACATATATACAGGTTGAAAACAATTAAAAGGAGGCAAAATTATTTCTTCTTTTGAAAAACAAAAAGCCATATTGGAGCAATTTAAATCTGAAACGACAAAATGATATAATGAAATAGTCGAACAAATTAATGATGCTGTTAATATAATAGGTAAAACTCAAAAATATAAAATACTTGGCGAGCAAATGCATCAACATTTAAAACAAATATATAAACAAGATATGATTATATTTAAAAATGCCGAAGAAAAGTTTCAAGAAATATTAAATTCATTAAATAACATAAAAAAAGAGGATGATTTTGAAAGATTATCACAAAAAGACAAAGAAAGTTTACAACAAATATTT